CGATCTAAAGCAGGTTGGTCTCCACAGAATACTACTAATGAAGTTGAACAAGAGATTGATCCCGAACTTGATGTCTCAGCAGCAGATCAACTTATGAACTTGCTAGGATTTGAACCCGATGAAGACGAACAGGAAGATAACCGCTGAAACACTCAGAGAGCTACCAGCGGATAAAGTCAAGAAGTTATTCACTCAGTTAGGGCCAGTCAAGGTAGACGAGCTGCAGCATGACTGGAGCTTCTGGGGTAGAGACGCACAGTTTCCTCCCCCTGACAGTGACTGGAATACATGGTTAATCAATGCTGGTCGTGGATTCGGTAAGACACGTTGTGGTGCTGAGTGGGTACGAGAGCAAGTCAAGCTAGGACATAAGCGTATAGCCTGTGTAGCGTCTACTAACTCAGACATTGAACGTGTTATGGTTAAAGGCGAGAGTGGCTTTTTATCGGTATGCTGGAAGCATGATAAGGACAGCAAGGGCAAGCACATGGGCTTTCCTGAGTGGTCTCCTACCAAGAGAAGTCTTACGTGGGCTAACGGAGCTAAGGTTGAGTTCTACTCGGCAGAGGAACCTGAGCGTTTACGTGGCCCTCAGTTCTCCGCTGCATGGTGTGATGAGCTGGCTGCTTGGAACAAAGATATTGATACATGGCAGATGCTCCAGTTCTGTCTACGTCTAGGTAAGCACCCACGAGTGTGCGTTACAACAACCCCCAAGCCAACTAAGCTAATGCGTGAGCTACTCAAGAACCCGAAGACTGTCGTTACGAGTGGGACTACTTTTGATAACGCTGCAAACCTAGCTGATACCTACCTTGTTGCTGTTAAAGAGCAGTACGAAGGAACTCGTCTCGGTAGACAGGAGCTTTATGCTGAGGTACTAGAGGAAGCTGAAGGCGCACTATGGACTTCAGATACATTAGATGCTGCTAGTATTAAACACGAAGATGTACCAGACCTGACACGTATTGTCGTTGCACTTGACCCTGCTGTTACAGCTAATGCTGAGAGTGACATGACAGGTATTGTTGTTGCAGGTTTAGACATTAACGGCATTGCTTATGTCTTAGGCGATTACACAGATAAACTCTCTCCACAAGGATGGGCAGAGAAAGCTATTCGATTATATCACCAGTACGAAGCTGACCGTATTGTAGCCGAGGTCAATCAAGGTGGTGATCTTGTGAAGATTACTATACACAATATAGACGACAACGTAGCATATAAAGCTGTTAGAGCTTCTCGTGGTAAGTACGCCCGTGCAGAGCCTATATCAGCCCTGTATGAACGCGGTCTAGTCAAACATGTAGCCAACCCCCCTGACGGTGCTTCACTCAACGAGCTAGAGACCCAATACCGCACTTGGGAGCCACTAGGTCGTATTGGTTCACCCGATAGACTTGATGCTGCTGTATGGGCATTGACAGAGTTATGTTTAGGTGGTTATTCTAAACCTAAACTTACTCTAGCTTACAGTAGTGCGAAAGGACTTACCAAATGAAGACTTGTACTGCTTGTAATGCAGAGAAGGACTTATCCTTATTCTATATGCGTAAGGGTAATCCACGGTCTGAATGTAAGTCATGCACTCTGGCACAGAATAAGAAGTCTATCACACACGAAGCAAAGATTGACGCTCAGACGCGGTATCGTAAAGCTAACCGTGAAGAGCTAAATGAAAAGCACTCTGAGTATAAGAAGGCCAACCGTGGTCTTTGTAACGCTTCGTGGATGAAGTATCACGCTAGTAAGAAGAACGCAACACCAGCATGGCTGACTGAAGAGCAAAACGATGACATCAAGGCGATGTACGTACTAGCTAAGAAGTTTGAGAAGCTCTGCAACATTAGTTATCATGTTGACCATATTGTTCCCCTAGCTGGCAAGGACGTTTGTGGACTACATGTTCCTTGGAACTTACAATTACTACCTGCCAGCGTGAACATGTCAAAAGGTAACAGACACAATGAAGAAGCTCTCAGAGGGTAAAGCTACGCAGACACTTGGTGTCGCTGGTGATAACACGCACAACGGACAGATCAGAGCGGATGAGTTCCTACCTGATTTACGTGGCAATAAAGCTATACGTAAGTATCGTGAGATGCGTGACAACGATGCCACCATTGGTGCTGTCATGTATTCTGTTGAGCAAATCCTTCGTGATGTTGAACTTACTGTTAAGCCTGTTGATGATACCCCTGCTGCTAAAGTAGAAGCTGACTTCGTTAAGAGTGTACTTGATGACATGGATCATACTCTCGATGACCACGTTGCTGAATCCTTATCTTATTTGTCGTATGGCTTTAGTTGGTTTGAAGTTATATACAAACGTAGAGTTGGCCCTACTGAGCGTTCTGATAAGAAGCACTCGAAGTACACAGACGGACGCTTAGGTGTCAAGAAGATAGCTTCTCGTGCGCCTTGGACTATTAACAAGTTCGACGTTAACCAGAAGACTGGTGAAGTCTTAGGAATCCAACAATCGGTAGGCTTTTCTAATGGTAATAACTACATCCCCCTTAATAAATCTATTTACTATAGAACAACCTCTCTTAATGGAGACCCAAGTGGTCGTTCTATCCTTCGTAACGCTTATACTTCTTATGAGTATCTTAATAACCTACAAGCTATCGAAGCTATTGCAGTGGAAAGAGAGCTAGCAGGTATCCCTGTTGCACGCATTCCTGCTGAGTATCTATCTAATGATGCCTCAGTTGCACAGACAGGCTTTGTGCATGATCTACAGCAAATCCTACGTGATGTTAAGTTCAACGAGCAAGGTTACATTGTACTACCTTCTGATACCTACCCTGACAAAGATGGATCGCCATCTACCACACGTCTAGTTGACATTGAACTAATGGCTTCTAACGGTAAACGTAACATCGAAATCGGCCCTATAGTCAGTCGTTACCAGCATGATATCGCTCGTAGTGTACTATCTGAGTTTCTTCTTCTTGGTACATCAGGTGGCTCCTATGCCTTGTCCAAGTCTAAGACAGACTTATTCCTACGTGCGCTAGAGAGTTATATACAAGCAATCGTAGATGTTCTAAACAAGCAGTTGGTTGAACGTCTATGGCAGTTAAATGGTCTTAACTATGACCTGATGCCAAGCATTGTAGCTGGAGATGTAGCTCCGCACGACCTTCGTGAGATTTCTTCGTTCCTTCGTAACCTTAATGGTGCAGGCATTGATGTGTCGTCTCACCCAGAGGTTATCGGTGACCTTATGAGCATAGCTGAACTAGAGTATGACCATAGCGTAGTAGTTGATACCGAAGATGAAGGTGAAGACTAATGACAACTTGGTCAAAGTTATTATATCAGCATGACCCCTTAGCTATTGCCCAAGGGGACGTTAATTACTACTCCTCCCTACAGAAGTTTGGTGCTAACTTTAACATAAACACTAGCACTGACCCTGAGAGTATCTGGAGTGCTGGAGGTCTTTACCCTTGGTCTGCTTTAGATGCTCCTGAGACGCTATACCTTATCTCAACAGACACTGGCGACACAGACACTGTTTTACTTGAGGGTCTTGATGCCAACTACCTACCCTTAACTGAGACTGTTCAGATGGCTGGTCAAACAGCAGTTGCTACAGTTAATCAGTTCAAGCGTATCTACCGCATAGAGTACAATCACGGAACTATTAACGCAGGTACTGTTACAGCTAGAACTGTAAGTGGTACAGGAGTTGTAGTAGCTCAGGTTGATCCTACTTTATCTCAAACCCTGATGGCAATCTACACAGTTCCTGCAGGTTTCACTGCTTACCTGACTAACTTAGACTTCTCTGTGAACAAGGGTAGGGATGCTCAGTGTAGGTTGTACGCAAGAGAGTTTGGCAGGTCTTTCAGGATTAAGCACTTAACTGAATTATATGAGAGCAACTACCGTTATAATTTCACTGTACCTCTTCGATTAACCGAGAAGACCGATCTTGATTTGATCGTTTATGAGGTTGAGAATGCTAACACACGAGTATCCTGTAACTTCGATATAATTCTAGTAGACAACGCGAGGCCAAACCATTGAATATTCTTAAAGGACAGTACGCAACAGACGTATTTACTACTGAGGCTGAAGCTAGGGTTCGCTCTACTGCAATGGGTCTTGATGGCGTAACTCATGTCTATGACTATGATGGTCAAGCGGTATATATGCCAGCAGCTTCACACGAGGCTTATCTAGCCTTTCTGGGAGGAAGTAACCCAGAGATGGAAGAAGCCTCCTCAGTGGACAGCCTAGAGGCTCTCAGAGCTGTTGTAGCAGAGATACTCAAGGTTGAAATTTCAGATACATCGGTGAGTGAAATGACAAAGAACATTGAAGGTAAAATACTTAAGACTGACGACGAACAACGTATGGTTTACGGTTGGGCCTCAGTTATCACTGAAAATGGTGAACCAGTAGTAGATCGTCAAGACGACATGATCGAAGCTGACACTCTAGTTAAAGCAGTGAATGAATTTATGGAGCATGTGCGGGTCGGCAAGGCCATGCACATTGGGGAGCAAGTAGGAACAGTAGTTCACTCTCTCCCAATCACTAAAGAAATTGGTGATTCTCTCGGTATCCAGTCTGATCGGGAAGGATGGGTTGTCGCTTACAAAGTATTCGATGATGATGTCTGGGCTATGGTCAAATCTGGTGAATTAGCAGCATTTTCCATTGGTGGAAAAGCTATCAAAGAGGAGATATAACTTGCCCAATCTCTTAAAAAAGTTACAGCTTACGGAGCTTTCCTTAGTGGATCGCCCAGCCAATGCGCAGGCAATGGTCTCTCTCTTTAAGCGTGACACTTCCGAAGAGGAACTTAATAAAATGACAGATGAAATGGAAGCCAAAGTAAAGGCGTACATGGACGACAAAGGCTGTGGTCGTGAAGAAGCTATGAAGGCTTTGGAAATAGACACGGAAGAAGTTGCTGAAGAAGTAACTGAAGAAGTCAACCCACTACAAGCTGAAGTCGATGAACTTAAAGCTGAGAATGAGTCACTACGTAAGGGTCTTATTGAAGAGGGTTACATTATTAAAGCTGATGCTATCGAAAAGAAAGCTGAAGTAGAGATGATGGACATCGAAGGTGAGATGGTTGTTAAATCAGACATCCCAGCACCAGTGTTGAAAGCTCTTGAAGCTGCATCTCTGGAAAAAGCTGACATTGAGTTGACTAAACGTGCTGGGGAAGCTCTCCCACATTTTGCAACTGATGTAGCTAAATCTCTCGTAGCTAAGTTTTACGAAGATGAAGCAATTATGGAAGCACTTAAAGCCGCTGACGCTGCCTTTGAAGCCGCCATGAAAGAATTTGGTAAGTCCGACGTAGACGGCGAGTTCGCTACCTCTGCTGACAAACTAGATAGTCTCGTAAAGTCTTACATGGACGAAAATCAACTAAAGAAAAGTGAATATGCCAAGGCTTATGCTGCTGTAGCAAAGACTGAATCAGGCAAGTCACTTATTAACAAATCCTATAAAGGGGAATAATCATGGCTGTTATGCAATCTCGCGACAACCGCACTCTAATTGCTGGGGAAGACCTATCCGCAGCTCAATTCAAATTCTTAACTCTTGAGTCAGATGGTCAAGTTGACCTTGCAGACTCTGCTGGTGAAAACGCTCTAGGTGTATGCCTAGTGGGTGCAACGGCAGGTAACGCTGTTACCGTCTGTGTATCTGGATCAGTTATGGTAGAAGCTGGTGGCACTATTGCTGCTGGTGCGCAAGTACAAACTGGTGCTGATGGCACTGCATTGACTGCTGCCACTGGTGATGTTGTACTTGGTTACGCCCGTGAAGCTGGTGTAGATGGTCAAATCATCGAAATCGAAATGATCCAAGGCGGCAACGTTGCAGCCTAACCTAGTAATTAAAGGAAAATTATAATGCCCCTATTGACCCCATCTAATGTACATCTAGACCAACCATTGTCAAACTTGACACTGGCATATGTACAATCCCAAGACACTTTCATTGCTGATAAAGTATTCCCAACTGTTGGTGTTGCTCGTCAGTCTGACAAGTTCTACATCTATGACCGCGCGAATATGAACCGCTCTGGTGACGTTAAGAAATTAGCTCCACGTACAGAAGTTAACCGTATTGGTATGGCAATCTCCAACGACGCTTACTACGCAGATGTGTACGGCTTAGGCATGGACTTCGATGAGCAAACTATTGCTAACGAAGACGAAGTGTTGGAAATCCGTTCTGCTGGTGCAGAGACATTGATGATGCGTTTGTTGATCGACCGTGAAGAGCGTTTCGCTGATACATTCTTCAAGGCTAGTGTCTGGACTACAGACGTAACTCCTGCCAACTTGTGGTCAGATTACACTAACTCTACGCCTCTTACAGACGTGACTAATGGTCTACGTTCTGCGCAACTTAAGTCTGGTGGTTTCAAACCAAACACAATGGTTGTAGGCAAAGAAGTACGTGACATCTTGATCAACCACCCTGATGTTCTAGCACGTTTGAATGGTGGTTCTACCATCAACAACCCTGCATTAGTAACAGATGGTAAGTTGGCTGAAATCTTCGGTGTAGAGAACTTCTTCGTAATGGAAGCTGTTAAGAACTCAGCCGTTGAGGGTCTTGCAGAAAGCAACGCCTTTATCGGTGGTAAGAACGCATTGTTGTGTTACACACCACGCAATTCTGGCCTGATGACACCTGCTGCTGGTATGACATTCGCTTGGAACTCAGTTCCAGGAGTTTCTAACCTTGGTGTTACTGTTGAATCATACTCTGATGATGCACTGAAGCGTCAGCAAGTTGCTGAACACATCCAAGTTAAAATGGCATACGACATGAAAGTTGTAGGCCCAGACTTAGGTTACTTCTTCGAAGCTGTTGTAGCTTAATTTAGCTTAATTTAGCTTAATATAATAACGGATTGCCCCTTAATTGGGGCATTTCCCAACTCATAAAATAACATAATAGTATTCATCTAATGGAGAGTAACATGCACCCCACATACTTGGGAATACAAGTCGATTGGCCTTTGTTTATTAAGATGCCTTTGATGGCAGACAGTAAGATTTGGAAAGTTGGAGATCACTTTAATTGGTTAGAGCGCGGGATTGACCTAGATAAGGTCGCCACCCTGTACGCCACCAACTACGTATATCACAACAAAGAACTAGAGATACAGAACAAAGTCGGAGATCGCCTATCTGAACTATCTGGTAAACAACTAGAAAGTTTAGTTAACTCATTAAACCACGAAGTTAAGACTAGGACATCCAGTACAGCAGAGTTTAACGCTAAGAAGTGTAAGAAGTCAAAGTTAGACGATAAGCAACGTGGTCTTATTCGTCGCTTCCTAAATGCAAATCACTGGGTATCAGATTATTTCTACACTATTCGAGATAGTATTATCAAAGAATAACAACAACGGAGACGACTTATATGGCTTGGTCTTATGATCCCGCAGACTTAAATACTACCACGACTTCAGGTCGTCTCAACACAGTTCGCCTATTAGTAGGAGACACAAACACTTTAGATCAGCAAAAGGATAACGATGAGATCACCTTCGCTCTAACTGAGAGTGGTGACAATGTTTACTACGCTGGTGCTTGGACTGCTCGCGCTATTGCTTCTAAATACTCTCGACAAGTAAACACAGAAATCAGTGGCGCTCTTAAGGCTGATTACTCAGACTTAGCAAAGCAGTATAAGACCTTAGCAGATGAGCTTGAGTATCAAGGTAAGACTTCAGGTGCGGCTGTGGGTGTTTTAGCTGGTGGTATCACTAAAAGTGGTATTGAGGCTGTTAGAGCTGATACAAACCGTATAGAAGGCTCTTTCCGCAGAGACCGATTTAAGAACCCACCTAACTATCAAACCCCTGAATACGAATAGGAGTAACATATGTCATTTCACTCCTTTGACCTGCTTAACCTCGTACAAGACTTCGGTGAAACCCTCACGCTACGTAAAATTACTACTGCGGGTGCATATGACCCCGCTACAGGTGATATAAGTCAAACTACAACTGATTATTCCATTACCGCATACCTATATAATTATAACGCAGGTGTTCCTGCAGGTAACGATGAGGTTGTTCGTGGGTCTCGTAAGTGTGTTATCCCTGCGTTAGACTTAGCCGCTATACCTGACTTTGAAGACCTAATAATTGGTAGTGGTGATACAGTAAAGATTAATTCTGTTATGTCCATATTCTCTAATGGTGTTGCAATGGGATATATCTGTGACGTAGGAGAATAACACATGGCTGCCAAAAGCAAAACGGTTCAAGTAGCTCCCTCTTTCTATAAGAAGATGGAACGTCTTGAAGTTGATATCGAAGATGCTATTAAAAGTAAGCTAATGAGAATGTCTCGTGACGCGGTTAATTTATCGCCCGTAGATACTGGCTCTTACGTTACCTCCTTCTCAATTTCCACTGGGGCTGGACGACCAAGAGGTAAATCCTCTGACAATAAACCTAAATATCAAAACGAACAATCTATGAAAGACTTAGGCTACACTCAGTTGGTGTCCGACATAGACAAGTTAGAACCTCTGAAAAACCCTAGCTTTGTTTTTAGGAATGGATCACCTCACGCAGAAGCTGTAGAGCATGGCAAAAATGCCCCTGACGGTACAGGTAAGACTTGGGCTAGATCAGTAATGTCTGGTGGTTATCAAGTCTTTGCAAAGATAAGGAACTTACATGGCTAGTATTAGCAACGACATCAGAGCTGCACTTGAGAGCCACTTAGCTTCAACTGCAGGCATCCCAGACATAGCCTACGAGAACGTAGCCTTTCAACCAACAACAGGTACTAGCTTCTTTAGGGTTCAGTACCTGCCAACATTAACTAGACCCGCTGTACGGGGCTTAAATCCACAGCTAAGGTACCAAGGTCTCTTTAACGTGACGGTCTTCTCTCCAGAGGGGAAAGGGCCAAAGGAAGCTGATGACTATGTAAACCTAGTTGTAGATGCTTTCGCTGCCACTACTGACATCTCCTTTACTAACTCAGATGCAGAAACAATAAAAGTGTCTATAGATTATGCTGAAAGACAGCAGGGCCTATTAGACAGCCCTTGGTACTTTGTTCCGATTAATATCGGATGGTACATTTACAAATAACTTCCAATAGGAGAATACAATATGGCTTTTTCACAAGGCTCACGCTCCAGTCTGTCGTTTATCACTGAATCAACTTTCGGTACGACACCTGCTGGTAACTTCGCTAACCTTCCCTTCAGCACTCACTCTTTGAACCTAACTAAAGATCGTGTAGCAGGCACAGACATTGAGGCTGATCGTATGCCACGTGTTGATCGCCACGGCAACCGTCAAGTAGCTGGTGATATCGTAGTTGATCTACGTGATGCTGATTTTGACACATTCCTTGAGTCAGCTATGTTGAACGTATGGGACACAGTTACGCTTAAGGTTGGCACTACACCTAAGTTCTTCTCTATCGAAGACTACGCTGCTGACATCGACCAAGCTCGTCTGTTCACAGGTTGTTCAGTATCAAGTCTGGCTATTTCCCTCGCCCCTAATCAGATGGTTACGACAACCTTTGGTATGGTAGGCAAAGACATGTCCTTGAGTGCCACAGAGAAGACACAAGATGCTGCCTCTGGTGCTGCACCATTTGATGCTTACTCTGGTGATATCGCTATTGGTAACGTAGCTGGTGCCACTACAGTGGCTATCGTAACTGCTTTAGACTTCACACTAAATAACGCTTATGCACCTACATTCGTCATTGGCGATGATAGCGCACCTTCCCTTGAGTATGGTCGTGCAGAAGTTGAAGGCACTATGACTGTGTACTTCGAAGATGAAACTATGATTAACCGCTTCTTGAATGAGACTGAAACTGAGATTGAAGTGTCTGTAAACGATCCTACAGGTGCTAATGCCTACACGTTCCAGTTCCCTAAAGTTAAAATTAACTCTGCTGATGTTGGTGTCGATGGCCCAACTAGCCGTATGATCTCCATGTCTTTCGTAGCACTATACGATTCGACAGAAGGTACTAACCTTAAGATTACACGCCCAGCATAAACTAATACCTACGTAGGTACGTGGAGGCTCTGAGTCGGGTCGGGGTCTCCACACTTAATCACCCGACATAACTCCCCCCGAAAAGGAAACCCCATGGATTTAAAAGACCTGACACCTAATTTAGATGACGTTATCGTCACAATTAAGCACCCAACTACAGGTGATGTACTCAAGAATGATGATGGTACGGACATGACGGTTACAGTCCTTGCGCCCCACTCTAAAGAGTATAAGAAAGCTCAACACGAGCAAATCAGTAAGCGACTAAAGAAAGCCCAGAAGAGCAAGTCACAAGACGTAGACTACTCCGACATCGAAGAGGCTACGCTGGAGGTTCTATCTAAAGTTACGAAGGCTTGGAATATTACCTTTGGTGGAGAGAAACCTAAACTTACTGTCGCTAAAGCTAAGAGCATTTACGATGAAGTGTTCTGGATTAAGAACCAGATTGAGGAAGAGGTGTCTGACTCTATGGATTTTACGAAGGGCTGATCCAAAGTCTTGTGGACTGGTCTGAACACCAGTTCAAACTTAATAAGACTGATCAAAACGGAACTACAGAACGAGAACATCTTGAACAAGTAGAAAGGCAGACTGGACGTAGAGTAGAAGCATTGGAACCCCCGACACCCTTCCCGATGTTACTATCCCATGTTTGGTCTGCCTTTATTAGTTTGAACTCTTCGAGAAGTTCAGGTTTCAATGGCCCTGCCCCCATAAGTTATGAGCAGATAAAGGCTTGGAAAGAATTAACAGGTGCGTCTATTTTACCTTGGGAGATCGAGGCTATAAAAAGAGTAGACTCACAATATTTAAGGGTGACAAATGGCTGATATTAAGATTATAGTAGACTCTTCTGATGTTGTAGAGGCATCTAATGATGTTAAACGACTAGAAGGCTCTGTAGATTCTGTTGGTCGTACCAGTAAGCAAGCTGGTAAGTCTATCTCTAGCACAACTAGAGGTATGAACCAGTTCGGAGCTGTTGCTAAGCATGGCGGCAAGAAGATGAACACCTTTAACATGCAGCTACAGCAAGGTGGTTACCAACTACAGGATTTCGTAGTTCAGCTTCAAGGTGGCACTAGCTTCTTCACTGCATTTGGTCAACAAGGCTCTCAGTTTGCGGGTGTGTTTGGCCCTCAAGGTGCTGTAATTGGTGCTGTCATTGCCATCGGCGCTGCTGTAGGTGGTATGGCTTACAAGATGCTAACTGCTGGAGATGAAGTTAGGGAATTTCAAGAGATTCTTGAAGATACCTCAAGCCTTCTTGGAGACCTATCAGATGCTAATAAAGCCGCAGCTATGTCAAACAAGGAACTTGAAGACAGCTTTGGTACAGCTTCCGTTCAGATTAAAAGCACCCTTGCTCTTCTGCGAAGTATAGCTGAAAATGAAGCCCAACGTGGTATTGACGAATTAGCGTCCTCACTAACAGACTTATATAGAGTGGCGGGAGATGGTGAAAAACGTGGGGGAATAGCTGATTTCTTTGACGTAAATATCTTTATGGCCTTTGGTAGGGCTGCGAAGACAGCACGTAAAGAAGCACGTATCCTTACAGCAGAGTTTCTAAACGCACAAACCGCCCTTTCTGAATCTGAAGGTAACATTGAGGGTCAGATCGTAGCTACACAAAGGTTGCTTAATGTAGCTGTATCACTATCTGAAGTTAACGGTAGTATAAGTAAAGAAGAAGAAGCATTAATTAAGAATCTCGGTGAGAGCCTTCTTAGAATGCAAGAAACCCAGACCGTAAAGGAAACAACTCTCTCTACCTACAAAGACATACTAGGTACGGAAGAAGGTTTGTTAGAAGCTGAGTCGGCCTTGAATAAATTGTATGAGGCTAGACTTGACTCACAGGATAAGATTGCTGAAGCGGCTGAAAAGGCACAAGCGCGTTTATCTAACGCTGGTAAAAGTTATGAAGACCAGTTAGTTATAGCTAACGCTCAAATTAAAGCTCTTGAAGAAGGCAAGGATAAGGAAGTTGCAGGATTCCTCGCTGGTGAAAAGCTCAAGGTAACTGCTATGTATGAGACAGCTAAAGCTATGGCTGAATTAACTGAAGACACTGCGGCTCTTGCGGCAGCCAGCCTTACTTTTGCCACAGCGATGGAGACTTTAGAAGCTCTGGCCTTAGCTAAGACGATCCTGTCTGCACCTAAACCAAGTCCAGTTCCAATTACTAAAACTTCTGGCCCATCAGAGGATGCCTTTGAGAAGTTAGATAAAGAGATAGAACGCAGAAGAGAACTTCTGGGTATGTCTGAAGCTCAGGCGACAGTGACCCGTGGTATTTG